ACTATGCAATGAGACCTTGAAATCTCGTTGCCACCGAGGTGCGCTGAGTCGTGAAACACTGTTACGACCTGACCATTTCGGTCACTATAACTTTCGCGGTACTTGCTACCAGTTTTTACTTCCACATAGTCGTAGTGTTCACTCATTGGTAGGCTTATTTGATACTTGCCTCCTGTCTTCACATCTAGGTTAATCATTTGACTCCTTTCATATTCTTGAGCAGCAGTTCAATCCGCAGCCCGTTTATCTTGGTTGAGTGAGGGCACTTCTCAAGGTCACCCTCAAACGTCTTGAAGAACCTGCCATAGCCTACATTCCACATAGCCCATAGCTGTTTAACTGTTGGTTCTCTCTTCTCTCTGTTTACATATCTTCTACGTAGAACTTGCAGATAGTCATATGCATATACACGAGCGTGTCCCTCCTTCCAAGCAAAGTCATAGGAGTAGGTCACTACCTTATGCCTCGCCCGATACAGGTTCACATCCTTCCATGCTATGCGCCAGAACTGCCATTGCCCTCGCGCAAGCCCGTTGTCACCTGAGCAGCACTTGCCTTGGTGATGTTTCCTTGGGCACGATTCGATCTGCCTGATCGCCTCGACTAAGTCCCAAGTGATTAGGTTCGCTGCCTGTACATTGTGTGACACAATGAGCAGCCCGATTGTTATTAGTTTCTTCATGATTTAGAAAACATCTCCGTGTACTCTTTTATCTTGTCTTCGTTTTCCTCGCACCATTCGTGCACGCACTCATCTAGGAAAGTAGATGCAGCACTTTCAAATGACTCACCTTTCATGCCAGTTATTTGGTCATTTATGTGCGCCCTAAGTAAGGCATGCATCACTCCGTGAAGTAGTCCTAAGTAGACTAAGAATGGGTTTAGCCCGTCCTTAGTGTACTTAACTGCTACATCGGACAACTCCTTTTCAAGCTGCATAGATTGTTCCATTTCATCTTCAATGCTTTTACTCATAACTTTCATTCCTTTTGGTTGATGTTTGTCTGTCTGTCTGTCTGTTCTCTCTCTTCTCTCTATATGGGAGAATTTGGGAGAAATTGGGAGAAATTGGGAGAAATTGGGAGAATGGGATGACCCTAGCCCGATTGCTATGTCATCCCCGCATCACCATATGCTATGCCTTGCAGCAATGATTAATCACTACGCGAATATCGGACATGCCATAGGCCCGATTCATTGCTTGGATTGTTTAACGTGAGGTATGGAATTTTCACGGTTCACCCGCCACTCGGTTAGAACTGTCACACTCAGGGAGTCATTGCTGCGCTGCATTCGTAGGTTACAAGCATTAATTGTCTTTGTTCTCTTCGTTATGTCTCACCTTCCTAGAGCCAGCTTTGTACACCAGAGTCTCGAATTTAATCTCGCGCTAATTCGTTGGGCTTATCAGGTGTTGCCGCTCGGATTTTTCTGCTTCCATCATCGCGACCAACTGCCAACTCCTTAACTATCCTGCTCCTACCTAGTGAGTCATCTAAACATTGTGTTACACAATGTTTGACCTTCACGACCTGCGCCCGATTGCTTTTGTTTCGACCTTAGCTCACGGCACGCGCCCGATTCAGTTCAAAGATTCCAAACCTCCTTATCCTCCCTGCTAGTATATAAAAGAACTATTATATATGATATCAAAACACCGTGTATATGTAAAGAACTAATTGACACCAGGAACAAGAAATTTTCCTATTATTTGTGCCGTAATAAATACTAGGCATTGTGTAACACAATGTTTTTGGGCACAAAAAAACCCCGTACACGTTTTATCGTGTACGGGGTGTGGGTTAATCACTCAGCAAGGTTTTTACCTGCTTTCTGTGAACTTTTTTTGCATCTATTCTGTCTTTGTCGTGCCAATTCAGAGCACCAGATATTTCTCCTTTAGTTTCAACATACATGAATTCGGATATGTTATATTGATTTAATCGGATTGCATCTTTTGCATCTTTAATTGCTTCCTTTGCATCTTCAATCTCTTTTAATTGCTTTTGCAATTTTTCAGGTAGCATAGGCGTAACAAGGCTCAGCATTTCTGCATCATTCAAGGGTGCCATATTAGTTTTTCCCTTTCAGCTTTTTGATTTGTTCATGCAATTTATCTTTTTTATCAGATAGAATTGCGCCTAATCGACCGGCGTATTCGTCACTCTCAATGGTTTTCACAAGTGTAGACTTAGGACGCGCATTGCCGTTTTTGGTCTCCGTATCAATGTCCAATGCTTTAGCAATGGTTTGAACATATTCCAATTCAGACTGTGAATGTTTCTGAATGAATTCAGAGCCCTTCACACGGTTTTTCCTTTCAACCTCCGCGTCTGCGAAGATGTCTTTTACAGCATTTTCAATGCGTGTGTGCAAAGGTTTTACATCCTTAGCTTGTTTCAACTGGTAACGTGGTCGCATGAAGGTTTGTTCCATCAAATCCAAAACGGATTTATCTTCATTCTCCTCTAGCTTATCAAAATAACCATTGAAAGATTCAAAGGTTTGATTTTTGACGTCCACTAGAATTTCCTGCCCACGTACCCAATTCACAAAACAAGATGCAGACTGCTCGCAATCAAAGTCCTGCAATGTGATTTGATCGACTTCCATAAACAGGCTGACTTGCTCCCCGGCACTATTTAATGTCAGGTATTTATTCAGCAGTTTAATGTCATTCTTATTTAAAAGACTGCGATCAATATTGAAACGCGTTATCATCCACACAATAAACGCAAGGGCTTGCACCTTAGCGAACGTGGGCAGTATGCCTTTGTCTTCAGGTGTTTGCTTTTTATTGATCCCAAGTTCAACAGGCGTTTTGCCTGCAGCCTTTGCAATCTCCTTACGTTCCTTGTCATCCAGACGAGAACAGATTGAACTAATGTATTCAATCGCAAGTGAAGCATCGTCGTCGGCAATTGTCTTGCCGTCATCATCTACTGCATTTTTTATGCGGTCGATAATTTCAGTTTTAGCAATGCCGTTTTTCAATGCTCCAATATAATAAGCACGCTTGTTGTGTGTGCCTTTTATATTCGCAACTAATCCGAATGTATTGGAGTTGAATGTCCCTGCATCGTATTTAAAGGATGCAACGTCAGTTTTATTTTTAGCCATAATGGTTTTTATTATTGTTAGGATTAATATGGAAACATTGTGTAACACAATGTTCAGAAGTTTTTCACGCTACGTTTTTCTACCGCGTATATTGTTCCTCGTGCGAGGTTCCCGCGTCGTGGGGATGGAGCTTTATAAGTTTTTCCTTTTGCGCTCTGCTCAGGATACTGGCCAACCGTATAGATATTATGGATGATATCTCTAAATAGTCAAATAAAATGCAAGCTAAAAAGGAAAGAATTTTTAGGCTTTTTTTGCGTCAAATCATTGTGTTACACAATGACTGAGAGGAGAGTATCAAAATGCCTAGAATAAATAAGAAAGGAAAGTTGACGGCTAACAAACAAAAAGAATTGTTAAGCAATCTCGAAAAGGGAATGAGTCTGAAGGGTGCGTGTGAATTGGTTGGTATATCTATAGAAAGGATTAATATATGTCTGAATGACGGAGAGAGAGGGGAGAAACTTTCTCTCTTAATAGATCAGGCACAAGCAAAGGCTGAACATGATCTTTGTATAAAAATCATGGACAATGGTAATGCAAGGGACTGTCTTGCTATGTTAACAGCAAGATTTAATCATTGGGATAAAAAGGCCGATATAAATACCAACGATAAAACTATCAAGGCGGAAGCATTGCTTGCAAGGATGGGAAGTGTTCCTGAAGTAAGGCGCAACTAATGTCCGACTCAGGATCACGCACATATCGGCCACACGCGTACACCACCACCCCCCTTCGCGTCCTTCCTTTCTATCACCCCCTCTTTCGGAAATGACCCTATTTTTACGATTGTATATCAAATGACCCCCTTAAACCCTCAACCCCCAAAACGCAGGCGCGGTCGTCCACGCAAGAAGGGCACACTGGACGTAGTATTGCCTCAGAAGACGTTAAAGCCTAAGAACCTTGGCAACATACTCACCCCTGAACAAAAGAGCGCACAGAGCATTCTGGAGCGCGTAGAGGGTGAGCGGGAGCAGGTTGAGCATGCTAGTCTGTTGCAGAACTTTCCTGAGATGGTCTTGGGCATAAGTCCTTATCAATGGCAGAAGGATGTATTGGTTGGGTTAAATCCTAAGGAAAGCAGGGTGGCGTTGAAGGCTGCTAATGGTTCTGGCAAGACGAGTGTGGTTGCGGCTAGTGCGGTTCTCTGGCATATGGTGAGGTTCCCTGAGAGTTTGGTGGTTACGACTGCTGGGGTATGGAGGCAGGTTGAGGGGCAGTTATGGCCGCAACTGAGGAAGTTGGTTGGCGAGCTTGGCACTGGATGGCGGACAACTAATAATGAATTGGAGTATAAGAACGGCTCAAGAGCTATTGGATTTAGTACGAACGATGCGGGTAAGTTCGAGGGTTGGCATAGGCAGGGTCCAACCGAGAATCTGCTGATGATAGTGGATGAAGCGAAGACTGTTCCTGACACTATATTTGATGCGATAGCAAGGTGTCAGCCTAGCCGTCTATTAGTTATGAGCAGTCCCGGTGCGAGTTCTGGTGCATTTTATGAGTCATTCACCAAGCAGAGGAAGTCTTGGAACTTATTCACAGTAACTGCTTTTGACTGTCCACATATTACTCAGCGTTGGATAGACGAGCAGACAGAGATATATGGGGAGGATAGTCCGCTAATCCGATCCATGATTTATGGTGAGTTCTATGATGATAGTGGGGATGGGTTGGTAGTAAGTTTGAAGTCCCTTGAGGCGTGTATTCAGAACCCTCCCAAGAGACAGACTGGAATGCGTGTTGCTTTTGTGGACTTTGCTGCTGGAGGCGATGAGTGTGTGTTTGCCCTTAGGGAAGGGAATAAGGTTACTGAGCTTATATGCTGGAGGGATAAGGACACAAACCGTACATTGGGTAAGATCATCAACCTGATAGATAAGTTCGGTCTATCTGCTGATGAGGTTTACGCTGATGAAGGTGGGCTTGGATTACCTATGTGCGATTCCCTCATGGCTGCGGGTCATGATATTCATAGGGTTAACTTCGGTGGAAAACCTTTTGACAGTAGATATGCTAACAGGAGTGCTGAGATGTGGCACACTGCGGCTAGGTCGATACAGAAGAAAGAAGTGATTTTACCTGATGATCCTACATTACATCAACAGATGGTTACAAGGAGGGCTGATGTCAGTCGCACCGGAAAACTGGGGTTGGAACCTAAAGATAGGATGAAATCAAGAGGACTTGACAGTCCTGACAGGGCTGATGCAGTGTTAGGGTGTATTGCGTGTGGTGGCGGGATCGGTGGCACATGGGAGCAGTACAAGGAGAGTGGGGCTATTACGTTGGATGACTTGTACGGTAAGGCTCAGGAAGACTATGAAAGGTCTGCCTTACCTAGCGGAATGTTTGCAGGTTATTAACTTTCTCCCAAAGTCTCCCAAAGTCTCCCAAAGTCTCCCAAAGTCTCCCACATAGAATAGAGAGAAGAGACAGAAAGAAGAGACAGATATACAATGAGGAACATGAGGAACATGAGGAACATGAGGAACTTATTCCTCCCTGTGTAACTTTCAACCTAATTAATTATAGGGGAACGGATAACATAAATAA